TGGGGCATTCACTAATTTTAGTAGTTTCATAGACCAAAGAGCAAGGTATGGTAAGGCCTGTGCTAGAAAGTAATATGTCTATTTGATTGTTATATAAAGTTTTAAGTGGAGATAAATCCATTAGCTATAAAATCCATCACGAGTACTACGGGCTGGTAAATCAGAAACAAAAAGGAATCTAGGATCAAAATTATTACCCACAAAAGGACTAAGTACTGCACTAATCGCACTAGCATTACCTATATTATGTTGCTGTTTAAGATGTTCATATATAGAGCATGGGCCCACATCTAAAACTGTTTTATAACCAGCTAAATTACCAGATACTTGTAAAGAGGCTGGTCCAAGAGATGTTTTAATTCCTTCTGTTGCAGCTTTTGTTCTATATGTGCTTTGATCTAAAAAACAAGCTGCTCTGAGGGCTACAAAACTAATAAAAGTATCATCTCTAGTATTGCTACCACACGGATCGGGCGTGATCAGATTATTCACGACATCTATCTGATATTCTTGATCTAATGTTAGATCCAATACAACATATTTGGCCCCAACAGTAATTAGCTGTATAATTCGTTCATTAGAATAATTATCTTCAAAATCATTAATTAATGATCTAACAATAATAGGTATTTCTGTCTGCCAGTACATAGAGCATTCCTTATAGTAGACTGTCTAATTTATTAAACTACTATAATTTACACCTAATTATACTAAAACTATGATTCTGTTTTATTGTTTTCAGCAGCTTCGAGTATTTTCTGAATCTTATCGTATAAATTACCAACAGCTACAAAATCAGCTGGTCTAAAAAGCCCTTTTTGGGCACTTACGTCCAAAACACTTAAAATAAACCTGTAGTCTTGTTCTGTTAGCATAATATATAAAATCCTTTGTAAATGTGTTTAAAATAAAAATCAAGGTATAGTGTCTGGCGCTATACCCTGTGTGTTAGTTTCTGTATAGCCGCTAATATCTCCACCTACTTCTAATAAATCAAGTTTACATACCCAATTAATATTTTTACTAGCAGCACCCTTACCTTGTATGAGTAAATAATCACTAGCTCCAGCCCCGCCACCAGAAAGTATAGCCTGAACATCCCAGGAACTATCACTTTCATAAAGAATCGTTTTAACAGGAGTGCCTAATATCGACGCTCCATAACCATCATTAACTAATACCCCTTCAATTTTATATGCTGCATTATCTTGACCGTTTGTTCTACGAGCCACAATATTTGCTGTAAACGTCATTGTTCTATTAGACGCTAATATAACGTTCGATGCATTGTTTTGAATAGTGCTGAAAGTGTCATTTGTAGTTGATGTTCTTAATACATACGAACTATTTTGGGCATCACCATTGGAAACAAAACTTCCATTAGATATAACAGCGCGTCCATCACTAGTAATTCTGAGCTTCTCGGAAGCGATAGCATCATTAGCTGTAGAAAATATTAAAGAAGTAGCATTATTAGAATCATTAAATGTTTCTTCAGCAACAGCAGAAATACTGGCCGCAATAGAAGTGGCAACTGGGCCATCGCCATCGCTGGCGGCAGCCCAGTTTATTCTACCAACTATATCCCCTGAAATAACATCACTATCATTGCTCTGTAATGTTATTGAATTTAATCCCATATTAAACCTACTACTAGATTACGTACCACACATTGTTATAAAACACCATGCTAACGCTTTCGTTTTCATAGTAAAGATTGATGCTTCCACCATCTATACTATGTCCACTATTACCACTAACAGTAAGTGTGCCACTACCATTATCAACTTTCTTAACAGTAGCGACTTGACCATTGCTAGGACTAGCTTGCATAGTTAAGGTAAAACTATTGGTACTAGTAGTTACAAGAGTTACGTCGTTACTAGCTGTAGAAGCTGAATTAGCAGTACCAACAGACTTGAAGCTAGCAGCAGCACCAGCTACGAGCTGGCCGCTACCATTTCTTGTGATAGTACTACCATCAATTTGAACAGTCATGACACCGCTGCTAGCAGCAAGAGATGTATTAGCAGTTGTGCCAGCAACGCCAGCAACCATATCTGCAATAGTGTCTCTTTTTGAAGTACCATCACTATCTCTAAAGAACATGCTATCTGCAGCAACATCTACAGCAGCATCGCTAACGATAAGACTACCAGTAACATCACCAGTAACATTACCAGTAACATCACCAGTAAGATCACCAGTAACATCACCAGTAACATTACCAGTAACATTGCCAGTTAAATCACCAGTCACATCACCGGTCACATTGCCAGTCACATTACCTGTAACATTACCAGTTAAAGTACCGCTAATGCCACCAGAAGCACTAAGGGTGGTAAATGCACCACTACTAGCTGCATTAGCTCCAATAGCAGTTCCATCAATAGCTCCACCATTAATGTCTACGGTAGTAAAAGTAGAAGTACCGCTTGAAGTAATATTACCCGTAACATTACCGGTTACGTTGCCGGTTACATTACCAGTTAAATCACCGGTTACATCACCAGTAAGATCACCAGTTACATTACCGGTAACATTTCCAGTAACATTTCCAGTAACATTGCCAGTTAAATCACCGGTCACGTCACCAGTCACATCTCCGGTCACATTACCTGTTAAATTACCAGTAACATTACCAGTAACATTACCGGTAAGATCACCAGTAACATTACCAGTTACATCACCCGTAAGATCGCCAGTAACATCACCAACAATATTAGCCGCAAGTGTACCAAGACTAATATCTAAATTACCAGTACTTGCGCCAGTAGCTGTTGTAGTACCAAGAGTAAATCTGTCTTCGCTTTCATCCCAAACGAAAACAGCATTATCTCCAGTACTGCCTCTTTCGATAATAAAACCAGAATCATTACCATTGCTTTCAGCACCATTATTCAACTCAATCAAAGTGTCTGCAACAACAGTATTAGTACTATTAACAGTAGTTGTAGTACCATTAACGGTAAGGCCACCATCGATAGTTACATTGCCGCTAGCATCAATAGCGATTGCGCTATTAGCACTATCTGAACCAATATAGCCACCATCAGGAAGCACTACACCTGGGGCATACAGCTTGCTACTATCGTAATACAGATTACCGCCGTCTGCATCAAATTTATTAGCAGTTGTGTCGGCACCGAAAAACACCAAACCTTTTTTATTGCTACCACCGGCAGCATTCGGACTATAACTCATATAGAATTCTCCATTTTGCTGTGAAAATAACCAAAACCATTAAATTATACACCAATTATTTCCATCAGACAATAATGTAACAGATTCATTTTTGTAAAATAAATCATAAGAACTTAAATCATCAATAGTTTCATTATTTTTTGTTTTAATTTTTACGGTCTTTGCTGTGCGATTTTTAATTCTAACAATTTTGCCGAGATTATCAAAAGCTGTATGTAGGGTAACGTTAATTGTATTAGATAATGTGCCATCTTCGCTATCGATAATCACGACTACATCCTCAAGCACACTAACTTCATAATCTCCGGTAACTTGTGATGTTTCAGAATATGGTACGGATCCTAGTGGTTTATTAGTGTTAGTAATGGCTATAGTTTCGTCTACAACATCTATATTGTGTAAATTATTTTCAAGCTTTACTTCTACGGAGGGGTTACCTTCGGGATTTACTTCTATAATATTAGTGTTTTGATTAACAGCGACTTCTAAGTAATAAGTAGACATAAGCTAAAAATTCCTCAGCATCTATGCACACACGTCCTGCGTATCACTAGCACTATATCTTTTCACAATGTTTATATTACCATATAATATTCTGGCAATATGTTTATCTCCACCAGCAGACCAATCGTTTGGAGATTCAAGATCTAAATCATACTTAGCTTTACTAAAACCAAAAGTATTTGTGGTATTTGCTGGAAGAATTAAAGAAATCCTACCGTTAGCACCCACACTAAAAGTATAGTTAGTATAATCTGTATTACTAGACTTATACTTATATGTGACAGGTTCGAAATAGATGGTACTGCCAGCAGATAGTGTCACATTATTAGAAAGTTTGGCTACAGAACCACTAAATTCAACAATAGATGTATTAACGGGTATATTATGACCTGTGATAAATCCATCCTTAACTAACAAGGAAGGATCAGAAACTTGAATAGTGTCCGAACTATTAACACTGGTAACAACCTTAGATTCATATCGTTCTGTTTTCCATATGAGTTGAGCACACCAATTTGTTAAATCAACAGGGTTTTTATTTGAATCTTTATAGATAAAATCAATCCGGAAAGAACTACCTTGCTCTATAGAAAAATCATATTTACCGGCAGCCATATTGTCCTTATACCTTTCTGGTGTGAAAAAGAAATAGCCGACCCTTTGTGGAGCCGGCTACTTCAGTATCATAAGCAAAGCTTAAAGATTAAAGAGAGCCAAGAAGCACTCTTCTGTTATCTAGAACAGCAAAACCTTGCTCAGCCCATCCATAGAAGCCAGCTCTCTTTTGGCGATGAAGGGTATCATCTTCAAAGATTTGAACTTCTTGACGAACTGGCATGATAAATGAATCTCTCTTTCTAAGGTCAAGACCAACAACAATTTCGCTGTCGCCGGCATCAACAGTACCAGAAAGGACATTATCATAGAACTCTTGATATTCTTGGCCTTCACCAAGCTCATCAACGTCGTGAAGGTTTACACCAAACACGCGATTAACATTACCGTCAGCAGCGGTATAGATCTCACGACGAGTAATCTCATCGACCTGATCAACGCCCCAGTTTCTGATATCTTCCATAGCCTCTGGTGAGACATAAAGATCAGTGAGGATACCTCTGTTATTACTAGCAGAGTTACCGCCACCATTACGACGCATAACGGTCTTCATAAGAGAAACAAGTCTCTTAGTAAACTGACCAGCATCAGCGTCACTATCAAAAACAACAATGTTGCGGTCAACACCAGCAGCAAGCAAGGTGTGCCAACCGTCATCGTTCATTTTCTTGACGAATTGTGCTTCAAGCACTTCCATAGCGCGACCAACAACATCCCAGCGGGCGTCACGGGCATACTTTAGAAGATAGTCGATACTTGCACCAATATCATAGGTAGGAACCATGACATAATCGCCTTCGACATGTCTTTCTGGTACATAACCATGATTAGGTAAAGTATAAGCAACAAAATCAGCTTCTGTTCCAGGAGCCAAGAAGTCTAATGGAAATTCTGGAGTAGCACCAGGAGCCAATTGAATTGGTTCAAAGATGCCATCAAGAATATCTCCACTAAGAATAGCTTGACGCAATGGAAGCTCAAGAGCTTTTGCAAACTCTCTACTAGCAGCCAAAGACTGCTCTTTTTCAGCAGAACCTGATCTAACTAAGAGATCAGTAAGCTCAGCGGATGGTTCAAATTTATTAGCCATGTTTATATATCTCCTTTTTAAACTCAGGTAATGTTAATATCTACTTTAACGTAGCCGTCGGCATCTTTGCCACTTAAGAATGTACCAACTTTAACACTGTTTGTTGATACTGTGGTGAAGTCACCAGCACCATCATAATAAGCAGCGTCTCCGGCAACTGGACTTTGGCCAGAAGCTAGACTATTGGTAGTAACTTGACCCCTACGAAGAAGAGCCACTTTACCGCCAGCCTGAACCTCGTCTTTGTGATAATTAATGTGTTGTCTTGTAAGATCAAGATTAACAACATCATTAAGTAACACGCCTGCTGGAGCAGTGCCAGCTGGACTGCCAGTTGGATAGATAACTACGGCATCAGCATCATCCATAGATGAACCAACACCACCCGCACCGCTGTATACAACCACACCGCCACGATCGCCGGTTGTGTTCATAAAGAAAGATACATCGGTAAAACTTTCAACTCGATCTGGTTTTAAAGCCATTTTTCATTCTCCTTTATTGGATTGTTGTTTGCCTAATCTAGAATAAACAAAATCTACTAATGATGCTCTAGTGTGATCGATCTCTGAATCTTCATCACTACCAACGCTAAGATCAACAGATTCTTCAGCTTCTGCAGTTTCTAAAACTTCCTCAGCAACTGAATCTTCTAATTCACCTTCTTGTTCTTCAGTCTCGGTAGAATCTACAACTTCTTCAGCTTCTGCCGCTTCTTCTGAAGCAACTTCTTCTGATTTAGTTTGAGCCCACTCAGGAACATTAGAACTAACCAAAGACTTGATAGTAGCGAAAGCCTCATCGTCTAGATCTTCAAATTTGTTCACTGTAGCTTCTGCTACGTCATGAGCAACACCAGATTCGACAAGTTCAGAGACCCTACTAACAATTTTTGCCTGCCTAGCAAGTTCAGCTTCTTTTGCTTTATAAGCTTCAATAGCCTCATTAGCAGCAGCAAGTTCGCTTTTCAATGTCTCAAGATCACATTCTCTTGTCTTGAGAGCTTCTTCATGAGCACTAGTAAGTTCTTTAAGCTCGTTGGCTTTAACCTCATCTAATTGTGCTACATCATATTCCATTTTTTTCTTGTATTCTTCTAAGAGTTTATCTTTCTCAGCTACAGCTTCATTAAGAGAAGAAGCCTGATCTGACATTCTTGCCATCTCTTCTTCTTTATCTTTCATAGTAGCTTCTAACTGCATAACTTTTGCTTCTAATTCGCTTACTTTACTGTAAGCTTCTTTCAGAACTTCACCGCAGCCAGTCATGGCTTCGACTTTTTCTGTAAGATCTTTTACCTCTTTTTCTAGACTCATATTATCATTCTCCGGGTTAAAGGATGCTTGGATATTAAATACACTATTATTTGCCAAAAGGTTATTATTTTTTTGTGTAAAAATTTTATCAGCAGTGTCTTTATCAAAAA